AGACCTTGCTGGGAACAGGACTTAACGGCTACCTTGGTTCGGTGGGCTTCCTGCTACAAGACAAAGACCGAAAGCTGATGGGTAATATGCTGATTGAATTACTAAAACAAACCTCTTCAACCATTGCGGAAACGACCGTCTCCGACCAACTCGGCTGGGATGAGCATTGTACGAGCTTCCTGCTTGGCAACCGTCTGTACAAAACCGATGGCAGCGTTATTGAAATCTCGCCCAAAGGAAAGGCTGCCATATTCAGCGCCAAGACCTGCACTAGAGGCGACCTCGACACATGGAAAGCCATCGCCAACACCTACAACAAAAAGGGCATGGAGTGGGGGCAGGCAACCCTTGCGGCAGCATTCGCTTCTCCACTCATGCCGTTTGGCGCGCTGGAAAGTGCTGCCATGCTATTTCTCACCGGCGAAGGCGGTTCTGGTAAGTCTGCGGCTCTTGCTGTCGGCATTTCCGTCTTCGGCGACCCGTCCCCCCGCACCGGGTTGATGATTAACAAGGACGACACCTACCTCGCCCGGTTTGCCAAGCTGGGCATCATGAATAACATCGCTGTCGGCTTTGACGAGATGACCGACCTCACGCCGAAAGAAGCCTCCGATATGGCATACCAGCTCACACAAGGGCGAGGCAAAGACCGGATGGCAGCTAACGGTGAGGGGTTGCAGTTAAACACCACCTATTGGTCATGCCTTCCGGTCATGAGCGCAAACGACAGCATGATGACTAACCTAGCCAACCACAGCCGCGATGCGACTGCACAGATGAGCCGTGTGCTAGAAATTCGGGTCACACCCATCAGCGAGATTTACACCCCGGAGGAGTTCGAGGCGAATGAGCGCTTGCTGCGCAAACTGCCGCAGAATTACGGTACGGCGGGGGACATTTACATGCGCTATGTGACGACGCACCTGAAGGAAATCGACGACTACATGTTCGAGATGGAGAAGCGTATCCGCAAGCACCTGAACATCGGTGCGAGCTATCGCTTCTGGACATACATGACTACCCGCATGATGACGGGAATTGTGATTGCAAAACAGCTTGGGCTGGTGGACTACGACATAGACGTCCTGTTCAACTACCTCATGAACCTTGTCAAATCCAGCCGAGAAGCGTTGGAACTGCACAAATTCAACCCTGAAGCTGTGGTTGCTTCCTTCATGCGCGACCAGTCACCGCACCGCCTCGTCGTTGCTGCGCACAAACGCCCGAAAGACATGCCAGACGTTCACGGCAAGGGAGCGATGAACGACATCAACTATGTGAAGAAACAGCCAGCGATGAACCAGCCGATTTCCATCCGCTACGAGGTCAAGGAGGAACGAGCGTTCATCTCGATGGAAGCCATCTCGAAGTGGTGCAAAATCAACAATATCAGCGTCCGCGAATTTTTGCAGTACATCGGACAGGTGTACAAAGCAGACATACGGGCGAAGAAAGAAGAACTTGGTGCGCTTACCGTTCACCGAGCCACAGGGGCAGAAAACTGCATCTGTGTTTATATCCCGTACACCGCAGCAGATGAAGCGGAGGACGGGGAAGATAACCTTAACGGAGACTATACATGACAAAAGTAGAGCTGATTGCAGCTATCGCAAAAGATGCTGGTATCACCCAAGACAGCGCCCGCAAGGCGTTTGAATCCCTGTGGCGGCACGTCGCCGAAACCGTCCAGAAAGGAGGCAAGGTAGAGCTGCGGGAAATCGGTACTTTCCTGAAGCGAACCCGCGAGCAGCGTACCGGACGCAACCCGAAGAACGGCGAGCCGATTGTTATACCGGAGAAAACTTACGTCGCCTTCAAGCCGTCGGACAAGCTGAACGAATCCATCCTTTAACGGTAAATATTGTGCAGACTAAATGAGCCACAAATTCGTTTGTGGCTCATTTTTTATGGATTGTGGGTCGCAAATCATCGCCATTCGTAGTGCGTAACCTTTCCCTCAACCTTCGTAGCTTGCACCAGCGCTGCGTGCCGTGCCGCGCAGTCATGGTACTGGTTGGCAGCCTCGATAATCCACAACGTCATATCCCGTCCGGTCATGCCCACAAGGGGCTGGAGTGCTGCGCAGGGCTGGGTCAGGTCGGCAGGTGGCTCGTGTGCTAGATATGGGACGGTTGTGCGGGTGCAGGCGGAGAGGCAAAGCGCCAATAAAATGCTAGGCTTCATTCGTACTCACCTTGCCGTCTGAAGACAGCACAGGTAGGTCATACCGCTCTTCGGCAGGTGCGCCAGTCTTTCCACACCAACGATATGCCAACACACGGGCTTTGCTGAAAGGTTTGATGCACACTTGGTTGCTTTGGTTGCCGCCCAGCACCATCAGGTTGCCTGCTTTGTCCTTGCCGACGACGAAGCCTACATGCCCCCCGCCGTCGCGCGAGAAGACAACCACGCAGCCATAGGCAGGCTTGGATAGCGCTGTGCCAGCTTTCGCCCACGAGCGAGCCATAGGGAAAGATTTAGGGATGCGGACTCCAAGACCCACACGGGCAAGACAGGCGGCGACGAAGCCCCCGCACCATGCCGTCGAACCAGTATTCCATACGGGCTTGTCGGCTTCGCGGGGTGTGCCAATAGCAGCAAAAGCATCATCCCACATGGCGAGGACTTTCGATTCGTTTATTTCTTCGTGTACGCCGAGGAGTTTGCGCCCTTCGGCAATCCAGTCGAGTTCGTTCATTTTCTTCCTCCAATTACCTTGTTGATTTCATCCAACCCTGATTTGTCGATGCAGTCGCTACGGTACACGGGCTTCTCCACAATCTCCCGCACTTTCACAATCCGTTCTTTCTGTTTGGCTTCGGCTTCCGCACGAGCCTCCTGATACATCTTACTGGCAGCACTCATCTGCTTCGCGTGATTATCTGCCATCTCCTGCGCGCGGCGCTTCATGTTCTCCACTTCTAGCTTGGCGGCATTTACTTCCGCCTGCATGGATTGTTTGCCAGATGCTTTGCCTGCATCATAACCGCACCAGAGCATTAACAGGCAGGAAGCGGCGCAAATATATGGTTTGTAGTTCATGGATACTCCTTTAGTTGTCTTTGCTGGAGTATAGCACATGAGAAAACGCTTGCTACAAATTTGATATTTTGTATAGTAAATATCTGCTAAGTGCTTATTTTTGTTTAATTAGACCAACTAGAAAGGACGATAACTATGCAAATCAATAACTTATAATAATCACGAGACAAATATTTATTTAAGTTTCAGTAGTATAAAACTGGAGCAGGTATTTTATCATTGCTGATATAAGAACCGCGGTGTATCCTAAGAACGCTCGTTATAGAGTATTTTTGATTAAATCGGAGAATATTCATGAAAAAAATTCCAAACAACGCTCGCGGCGGGAGAGCAAGACAAGCAAAACTCACCCCTGCGGAAAAAAGCATACAAGCAAAACGTCTTGCACAACAAAAACAAAGACTTTCCGCGCAAGTGACTGCGGAAGGGGAAGGGAAAATACGACTAATAGATACTGACATAGACGTGGCGGTGCTTGATGATGGAAGAAGGATTATTACACGAACCGGCGTGTTTAGTGCGTTGGGACGACCTTACCGGGGAAATTCACGTGCGGAAGGACTACCTGCCTTTATAGACGCCGGGTATTTGCAACCGTTTATTTCTCCCCAACTGAGAGAAAAATTGCAGCCTGTTCACTACATTGCCAAATCCGGCGCTGATAAAGATGGGTTCGATGCCGGGTTGTTGTCTGAAATTTGCTGGGTTTATATTGCGGCAGGATTAAACCCTTCCAACAAGTTTACACCCGCCCAGCAAGCGACAATCCAAAAAGCGGTCGCATTAAGCAAAGCCCTGAATGAAGTCGCACTTACTGCACTCATTGATGAAGCAACCGGTCACGACAAGAAACGTGACAAGGGTGCACTGCAAGATATGCTTGCCAAGATGGTCGCCAAGAACATCCGGGAATGGACCAAGACTTTCGACGACCATTACTACGAACAGCTATGCCGTCTGAGAAAAGTGCCGTACCCCAACGAAAAACACGTGTACCCTTCGTTTCTTGGTCATGACACCAACAACATCATCTACGACCGCCTGACCCCCGGTATCCGACAAAAACTCAAGGAAGAACAAAAACGGCATAAGAGGAAGGGCAAGATGCACCAATTCCTTACCGGAGATATTGGCTATCCTGCCCTGATTAAGCGGGTCACGGAAATAGCGACCCTGATGGAGCGGTACGACGACTGGGGAGAGTTCATAAAGATGCTCGACGAACGCTACCCGGTACAGCCTAAAGACCCGTCCATAGAAACAGACTAACACAAAACCCCTCGCATGGAGGGGTTTTTCATTCATCCTCATCATCGTCTTTCGGAGCAAGCCCCAAGACTTTACGAATCCAGTTGTGCGCACCGTCTGCCGCATCGCCAATAATCTTTTTCGTAAACTCCGGCAGCGTGGCATTGATATTGATGTACACGTCATCTGCCAGATAGCCGATGGCGAACCCGACCAGCGAGCAGGTAATAACTGTGCCGTCTGAAAACCAGCGCTCGATAACGAAAGCCGTCGAGAGTAGTGCCAGCACCATGATAATAGCGTAGTCGCGCAGTCCGACCTCGCTCCAGCGTGTGCCAACCAGCACAGCGAAAAACGCGAAGCCCACACCACCCGCAAAGTTAAGGTTAATTCCATTAAGTTCGGTCATGCAGTTCCATCCGGTCAGCGCCTCCAGACCGGACAGAGGGCGGTTGCAGTTTGTCGCGGGAGTATCTGCTAAACTCCCGCCCGGTCGTAAGGCACAGTAGCCCCATCACAGGAAACACCCACATCGCCCACGTGAACGGAGGGTAGGTTGCCACAAATGCCCCGCCGAGGATTATAAACACCAGCCCTGTGATTTGTAACAAAAAGTCACTCCAGACACGGCAGCGGATGCAGTCGTTCATGGCAAGGAGCGTCATCGCGGACTGCGCGAGCGACAGCGACAGCAATGTGACTGTCCATGAGTTAGCATCCGACGTGCCGACACGAAAATACGGCGGCACGAGGTTGAAGGCAAACATCACACCAAACACCATGAGAAGGACGCAGGTCACAAATTTCACCAATATAGCGCTCATGGGCAGCACTCCATCTGGCAGATAATATCTCGCACGGCACTTGGAGTTATCTCCCAGCGCACGCACGTCCCGGCAGGGAAGCTGGTAGCGGTAGTATCTTCCAGCCCACGCAGGAGCTTCAGAAAGCCGCCGTGGTTGGCGACCCGTACCGCTTCCGTCTGCGTGCCGTCATTCAACACCAAGTAGGTGTAGTCCCCGTCGTTGGCGAGCCGGGCGCGAAGCAGCGACAAGTGCTGTTCGTAAATCGGCAGGTCGAGGTCGGTGTCGAGCAACTTGTCGGTGGTGTTCGAGTTAAACCCGACGAATTGTACATATTTCACGGGCATTTACCCCCTTCACAATCTTTGTCTGTCATCTGGCACACGGCATCTCTCACGCCTTGCGCCGTCATCACGAAAAACACCCCCACACCGCAGCGCTGGCAGCGCGCGGAGGTGCATTCCACACCCCGGTCGAGTACCAGTTTACCGCATTGGTTGCGCACCCGCACAACTTCGCTGGTGCGCCCTTCGCGCAGCTCCAGATACGACCAGTCACCATCATCCAGACTCGAGAGCAGGTGCTGGTATGCCGTCTCCGGTATGGGTAGCCCACGGTTCGTCTCCGGCAGCGTTGCGGTTAAATGGGTCTGGAAACCAAACAGCGGCACGTACATCAGCAACCTCTCTGCGGCGCAAGGCTCGCCGTGTTGATACCACGCAGCGGCATCTGGTAGGGCAGGTAGTCCACGTCGAAGCGGATGGCAGTCACAGCGTAGTTCTTCTCGCTCGTGTGGTAACGCTCTGCGGGGTAGGTGCCGTCATCTTCGACGAGAATGGTTGCCTCCAGCCGTCCGAAGCCCAGCTCCATGAGCTTGTCGTCCAGCACGAACACGTACATACCGTTGCAGTCGATGTCATGCAGCGGGTAGATGACCGACGGCTGAGTTTTTGTTACCCATCGCGGACGCTTGGGTAGCGTGGGGCAGCACCCACACCCTTGTGGCTCTGGTGGTGGCTCGCAGACCAGCTCTTGCTCCACACACCCGCCCCGCCGGAGAAGCAGGGCAGGCGTCGCCGGGCATCCGCCACAGGAGTCCAAATCCAGCAAAATCTGGCTGGTACTGGGGCAGATTTCGATGAGCGGGGTGAAGCAGCGGCTTCCCCTAGTATTCGTCTTGCATCTCATAAACGTCCTGATTGTATTGGTCGAGGTAGTCTTGGTTGATGTCGTTTAGCGCTTCGCCTTGTTTTTCAACCGCAAGCCGTAGTTTATCGTTTTCTTCGCCAAGTTGCTTGAGGCGCATGTACGCCATCGCACTTGCTTGGAAATCCTTGGTCTGCTTCTTCTTCGTGGTCTCGAAGATGATGCTGTCCCGCACAAACGACGCCTCCCACTCCGGCGCACCGGCTTTCACCAGTTTAGCGTACACCAGTCTGGCAGCACGGTTTTCTTTGCCCTTGATGTTGAACCGGTCGTACTCGCTCTTGTCATGCGAATAACGGGAGATGCCGTACTTATCGAGGATGGGGTAAATCTCTTGCACCATGTTGTAGGTTCGTGCGTCATCGTTCAGCGCGTTGGGCGACCATGCCATATCCAGCCCCAGCGCTGTAACTACCGCTCCGGCAGCCTCGCCTTTGGTTTGTTGCTGTCCGAGGGTCTTCTCGGCTTTATCCGCCAGTATGGACGCCGGGATGGCTTTGAGCGGACCATAGCTAAAGTTCTCCAGCAGGTGCTTGAGTGTCTCCGGGCGCAGGTCGATGCCGAGGGTTTGCTGCAACGCCTTGGCGGTGTCCTTGTAGGCTTCCGGCACAGCAAACCCACCTTGGGCGCTGTCCTTCTCACCGAGCGGCGTCTCGCGGTTGTAGATGCGCTGCCCGGTGTACGCCTTGGTGTTTGTTATCATCTCGACGAACGGCACAGCAAGAAGCGGTGAGGCGGTGAGTGCAACCCCCGTCATCACATCGCGGTCAAACGCGGCACCGCTAGCAACCTGAATGGGTGAGGTGTTATCCATCACCAGTCCCAGCATGGACTGACCCATCTCAGCGGGTGACTGTTCGCCGTGTGCGGTGCGGAAAAGGTTTACCGCAGTCCCCCACATCAGCTTGGGCAACCCGAAGCCCACAGGGGCGCTCCAGATGCCTCCATCAGGTGTGCGGATGGGGATGCCGTTCATGAGGATGCTCATCGGCATCCGCGCAACCAGCGGAACACCATCGTCATCATTGCCGATAGCACCTGCCGCCATCGCGAGGATACCATACATGGCTGCAACTCCACCTGCCAGATAGAGCGTGGTGAAGCCTCTTTCGCCAGGATTCCAGTATTCACTCAACGTCCGCATGAGGTTGTAGTGACCTGCAAAGGTAGAGCGCACGAACGGATACATCGTGGTAAGCCCTCGCACAATCTCGCTACGGGAGCGGGTCGGGTCGTACTGGTCGCGTACTCGGTTGGAGCGTTCGTGCTTGTTCACGCCAAGGTCTTTGTATGCCATGTAGGATGCAAGAGCGGTCGTCACCTGCGGCACTTCCGTCATGCGCTGCACATACCACTCTGCCACATCCCCCAGCCATGCCTTGCCTTTACCCAGCCCGGCTTTGTTTAGCCCTGCACCCATCATGCGGGATGCCTGCTCAACCAGACGGTCTGCTTGCGACTTGCGCAGGTCGCTCATGATGGAGTGCTTGTCCGTCTGGGTCGTCATGAGGTTTATCGCACCCTCACCCACGGCTTCATCCAACGTGCGTTGCAGCTCCGTTACCACTTCGCCTGTGGCGAGATAACGCATAATCTCATTCTGCGCCTCCAGACTGGATGCCAGCCGCGCCAGATTGCCTGCGTAGGCTTTCGTGAGCGTCCAGCGGTTCACGAGGTTGCCGTCGCTATCCTTTACCGGACGGGCAAGCATGATGCTAACCCGCTCGATGCTGTCCCGCACCCAGTTGTACACGTTCCAGACAGGGCGGAAGGTAGTCATCATGCGCGCGGCGAAGCGGGTGATGGTGCCGAGGTTTCGCCCAGCACGCATCATCACGCTCTCGCTCACATCCGAGGTGTAGTACACCTCTTGCTGAATCGCCTTGTCGGTGAAGTAGTAGTGGAAGTCCACACTCTCACCTGCGCTGTTCAAACCTTTGGCGCGGATGGGGCGGATTCTGCCGCTGCCACCCGGTGCGGCGATGGCTGCCTGCAATTCTCCCGGCAGGTAATCTTCCATCCCCGGGCGCACACGAATCAGCCCCGGCATCTTCCCTTCCGGCTTGCTGTTCAGCTCCTTTAGTTGTTCTTCGTCGAACGCACCCATCGCGGAGTACGGCTTGCCGATGGTGCCTTCATACAGTTGCTGCACCGCTTGAAGCCAGCCTTGCTGCCCAACACGCCCTGCGGTGTTCATCGCGTACACTTTCATGTTCGTGTAGGCGTCCTCTGCTGGGCTGGTCGCACCCTCACGTTTGAACTGCGAGACGTCTCTGGTAAGCCCCATCGTGCGAGCTTGCGCCAGCGGGATGCCTTCCAGCAAGCGGTCCATGCGGGAGGTCTGGACGATGCTGTTTTTCTCCGCGTCCTGATTGGGGTCTTGCTGCGGGCGGTACAGCGGGACGTACTCCTTGAAGCCCAGCTCGTTATACATCGCCAGTTGGGCATTTGTCACCACCCCTGCGGCGGCAGCGAAGTTGCGGATACCACGGATAGCTTCCACCAGCTCCTTCGCGTGTTCCTGTACCAGATGGAAATCCTTGCCGTACTTGCCTTCCAGTCTGTCTAGCTCGGCTTGAGCTTGTGCTTCGGTGTAGCCCCCCGGCAGCGGTGTGGTGTTGTCCCACTCCTCTTCGCCGTAGTACATCGCTTTCTGGCGGTCCAGCAATTCCTTCGCCTCAGCGATTTCATCCAGTAGCTGTTTCTGCTTGACTACCCATGACATGCGGATGGAGCTGTCGGCGGACACCGCACGCATTTCCGTTTCTACCGAAGCCAGTTTCGCTTGCAGTCCAGCAATCTCCAGCTCTGCCCCTTTCCACATCTGCTTCGCACCTTCGTTCAAAACGTGCTGCACGGTGGCGACCCGTCCGGTGTCTGGTTCCAGCTCACCATGCGCCATGCGTAGCTGGCTTGCCAGCGTGGCAGTACGCATCACGAGAGGGTGGATGAGGGTTTTGTGGAGCTGCGCGTAAGCACCGGATGATTTGGAGCGAACTTGTGCAAGCATCTTGCTGGCGACGGCGCTATCGGCTTCATGACCGAAGGCGGCAGAACCGTTGGCACGCAGCCAGTTATCGAGGGCGACCGTTGCACCACCCGCGAAGCGCATGAATGCCTGCAACGAACCCACCCGGTTGCGGTCGGTAATATCCCCCCGCCACTTGCGGCGGTCGTTGAAGTCGCCCCGTTGTCCTTGCAGATACGAGGTATCGGTCAGCACGCCTCCCAGCTCGTACTCGAAGTTAATCATCATGGTGGCAAGCTGATTGTACTGCGCCTCATCGGCTGCGAACCGTCTGGCGTAGGCGTCAATCCACAGCGCTTTGTTCATCACCACATTCTTCTCGTCGATAGCCTCTGCCACAGCTTGCACCAGCGGTTTCGGGTGAAGGTTGTGTGTGCCGTCATGGCGGGCTTCTTCCACCGCAGCATCGTGGTTATCCGCGACTTCTGTCTGCGCTTCTTCAACCGTCGGGCGGACTGCTGGAGCTTCCGGCTCGGTGGTCGGTTCAGGATTGTTCTTCGCTTCAATCCGGGCGATGCGTTCTTCGTTGGCTTTCTTGCGCTTGGCAAGACCCTTCTTGCGTCGCCCCACCAACTTGACTCCGCCATACGCGGCTGCGAGCCATGCCGCCAGCGTGAACAGGCTTTCCCCGTCGGAGGATTTATCGTTTGTCGGAAGGGTGTCGAACACACCATTAGCTGCCATCTCCGCAGGGGTGTGGACTTCAAACGGCACGACCATTGAGTTTGCGCTCACGCCTCCCGCCACGACTGGCGAGATAAGCGCAACCTGCATACTCGGCTGGTAGCCCTGCACCACGATGGGCGCTTGTGCCTGCACCGGCTGGGTCTTGGTGGTAGATGCCTTGCGCTCGGCTTCGCGCAGCACGTCTTCAGAAACCTGTACCGGCTGGAAGCTGGCGTTGTTCATGGCAGGCGACACATCGTTCATGATATTTGCCGCCTCAGCGCGCAGCACAGCCTGCAACTGCTGCGGAGTAATGTCAGTACCATTGACAGCATTTTGCGTGACCTGTGGAGCCGCCTGTGCGGTTTGGCGAGGGGTCGGCTGGTAAAGGTTGCCGCCCCAGCCAGAAGTCTCCGGCAGCACGTACAGCACCGCCCCCAGCTCATTGTCGAGGTGCTGGTTGTAGAACTCCGCCGGAACGTTGATGCAGCCCAGCGTGATGCGGTTATCGCGCGCCGTCTTGCTGTCCAGTCGTGACTGGCGGTTTTGACCCTTGACGTCGATGACACGGTGGATGGCGAACTGCTCGCCGTTTGCCCCGGTGTCGAATGACTGCACGCTGCCTGCGTAGCCAGACGGCAGGTGAGCATCGCGGTTGTACTTCAGGTCATACTTGCCTGCACCCGTCACACCGGAGGTCTTGGCGCTGTCTGATGGTGTCTTACCGAACAGCGCAGGGGTGGTATCCACTACCTTGCCATCCGCGTTCATCAGGTACAGCTTGCCAGCCTTTTTGTCGGCAATTACAAACGGTCGCCCGCCGTTATCGTTGGTGTCGATGATGTGGTCGAGGGATGCCTTGGCTGCACTACTCATCACGACCTCACCTGCTTGCGGAGTAAGCGTTGCCGCTTCTGCCGTGGGGGTCACGAGGACGTTCGTACCAAGGTGGATAGCCATAGCCATCGAGATGGCTGCCAGTCCGTTGCGCAACGCGTTCCATACCCGTGCGAGAACATCACGTACTGCACTTGGCAGCGACCGATTAGCGGTGAACTGGTCGTCTGCTAATTGTTCTTCGACAAACTCCTCTGCGGTGGTTGATGTGTCGCCTTCATCGTCAAGGTATTCCTCAATGATGTCCCGGTCCTCTTGAGTCAATACATCAGCTACAGCCTTCTGCCCAGCGGGTCTTTCCTCTACACGCTGCTCCACTTGCCGCCGCTTCGCGTTGGGGTCGGCAAGCAAATTAGCCATTTTTTGCAGAGAATGTCTAAGAACCGCGCTATCCTCCCCGCCGAAGTCTTGTAATGCCTGCGCGTAGTTGTACAAAGCGGAGGAAATAAAATCGTTGGTGTCGTTCCCTCGGTTAAGGGCTGCACGTTCCTCCGCCGTGAACTGATTGGGGTCGATAGCGGCTACTTCTTTGTCAGAGTAGTCGAGTTCTTGTGGAAGGTCGTTTACCAGCTCTCCGCGCGATATTTCTTCTCCGTGGCTTCCTCGTCCGTCGTCAGCGCTGACCCCAGAACTTTCTTCCGACTGGGTGCCATTTTCTCCCGCATTATCGACGTCGCTTGTTCCCGCAACGTCATCGGTCGGCTCATTTCGCCCCACTCCGTCTGGTACGTTTTCCTCGGTTCTTCCGTTTCCTTCAGTCCCGTTGCCGCTTGTTGCAGGGTTCTCGGTGTTATGTACATCGTTTTGCTCCGTGTTGAATAAATCAGGTTGGTTCTTCGCAAGACCTTTCTTGCGATTCTTCGGTGTGGATGCAGGAGCTTCTTCCGTCTGCTCCGTCGCCTCCAGAACGGTGATGTTAATCCCTTCGTTCTGGTTGATGCTGTCGATGCGCTTCTTACCAACGGCTTGACCTACATCAATCCATTTGTCATCCCATCCCTTCATACCGAAGGCGTCGCCGTCATGGACAAACACAATGTGTCGGCGGTTAGCGCCGTTCTTGCGGTCACGCCAGCGGAACAAGCGCCCACGTAAGGTCTTGCCGTTTACGGTAAGGGAAATCACCGGACGGGCAGCATTGTTGTCCTCCGGTGCAAGCATGGCAAGCGTGGGAGATTTGTCCCCCTCGCGGTTCTCAGTAGCCTCGATGATTTCTGCGAGGCTAAATTCTTGTCCGCCAAACTCCTCAACAATTTCCTCTACCGTTGCGATGGGTTCTGCAACAAATGGTCGTGCCGACGGGCGGGCAATTTCTACGTATGCTCCGCCGTCGAGGTTCGGCTGTAACGCTCGCGCCAACGCTCCAGTAGGTTCGACAGATTGGCGTGTGAGGCGTCGTCCGTCGGCAGTAATTGAGCGAGCGCCTTCGAGACGTTTTGTGCTTTCGATTTGGCTATTTTCATTTTGTATTCCTGCGTAAGTCCAGATGTCATGTGCTGCATCATACACCATGTCCAGCAACTCGTCTGTGCTGGCATCGGAAAAATCTTCCGCTGGGCGGCTCATCCACTCCCGCGCGATATACTCGCCCACCAGCACCGGGTCGATGCCGGTTTCATCAGCTATGGATTGCAACAACTCGTCCAGCTCATCTACCGTCTCCGGTTGCTGGAACAAGTGTTCTTGTAGTGCTGTTTCAGCTGCCTCGGAAGAATCAAACCCGCCATTGCGCAGTCGCTTGCTGCCGTTCTTGCGCTGCTTCGGTATTGAGCGCATAGCGTCGCCAATAATGCTGCGGAAGGCTGAGGTATGCTCGTTCTTTTTGCGGGTGATTTCGTCCAACACCCGTTGCTCGCGTTCTTTGGTGCGGCGTTCGGTCCGTGCAGCCTTGCGCGCGGCAAACCGTTCAGCACCCTCTCTAGCGCGTTCTTCTGGTGTGCGGATGTCTTCCCCCCGCCGCGCGCGGGCTTGCTGACTCTTGAACTGTTTGCGGGACAAGCCACCACGCTCCGCTCTACCTTCCAGCGTAGCACGAGGAGCTGTTTCTTGCGCTCCTCCAGCCACGGCGTCGTGGGTACCAGCTTCCTGAGCGGCTGTCTCAGCATCCAAATCAGCCATCTCGACGCCCACGTCCTCCTCACCCAAATTAGGCTGCGAGGTGGCTTCCTGTGCGGGATGTGTTACTGTTTCTGCGGTTTCTTGTGCAGATTGCGCAGTTTGTGCTGCCGGACTGGCAGTTTCTTGCGCAGGTTGGTTGGCGGATTGAATCTCACCATTCAGGTACGCCTGCTTCACGTCCTCGATGAGCCGGAGCGCCTGCTCCTCGAAGCGCCGCACGTCGGATGATTTGATAATCCTGTTGCCGTTTTCGTCCCGCCCTGCGTAGTTACGAGTGATTTCTTCCGCATACTCCCTCCCGAAGCGAGCGATGTTCTGCGCCACGTCCGCCAGAACATTCGATACTACCGTCGGGTCGGTGACGATGACTGTCTGGTCGCCGACGTTCACACGCGCCTGCGCGGTGCGTCGCTCTGCCTTTTCCGCAGAATGCACCAGCATCGGGTCAATCACTTTCCAGTTACGGTTTACCCAACGGTCGATAAAGGGCTTGTAGGCGGACTTGTCTTCCTGTCGCATCCAGTCTTCCGCCCGCAGTGCGTTCTGGAAGGGAGCGGAATTGATGTACTGCTCGGCAGCCCGAAATGCGTCCAGCACCGCAAATGCCGCATCTGCATTCTTACGGCTCTTGCCCCGGTAGTAGCCCTCGACCAGTCCGGTAAGATTGTCACCACGACGTGACGCCATGAGCATGGACTGCATGAGTGCTGTCGCAGCATCTTGGTTTCCTTTACCCGTAATCTGCTTGACCGCTTTCAGGAGGTTTGTGTAAACCTTAGTGCCACCGTCTTTGTCTGCTTGCTTTAGCGCAAACAGCGTTGCCCGCGCAGACCATACCGCCTGCACGTCTTCACTCACCGTCGGGCGGGACTGACTGATGTCGATACCTCTCTCGTTAAATGCTGCGGCAGCATCGGAGAATGCCCGGAATATCGGGCTTTTTAGTGTTCCGTTGTCTTCAAACCACTCCTTCGGCGCGCCACGAGTCTTGAGCATGGCGTCCAGACGCTCGGCTGCGTTGCTGGAAATTTGTGCCATATCCAGCAACAGCTTGGTCGCGTAGGTGTCCCGGGTGACTTTGTCATACTCCGGCAAGCCGTAGATGCCCTGCGCGCCTTTCGCCAGCTTCGCACGCATCGCAGAAGCAACCACTCCCTGCACCACAGGAATAGCTGCATCTATGTTGCCCTCGTTGGCGCTTGCCTGCTTGGCTTTCGCTTCCAGTTTGGCAAACACCCACGCCGGGTCATTCACGATGTCACGGGCTTCTACAATCGCATCGTGGATAGCTTTGCGTGTGTTATCCGTCATGCGCTGTCCGTTCATCCGCTCACCGATTGCCGTCGCCGTGGCGGGATGGCGGAGAAGGTCAAGCAAAGTCTGCGGACTGGTTACACCGATGAGCGCGAGTTTGTCACGTAGGCTCTTGGATTTAGCTAGCTTGTTCCAAGCATACTCCGCATCTTCCAGCGTCGCGTGGGGGGCGTAGGCATTGGTTATCGGTCCTACGGCTGACTGCTGCGCTTGGGCAGGAGCTGAGTTGCCTGCACCATTTGGATAGCGTTCTGGCGTCGCAATTCCAACGCTTCCGCTGCTTCCTGTCTGCGGCGCTGCGCCGGAGTTAATCGGTTGAGCGGGCTGTCCGGCTGTGGCGGTTTGTCCAGTAACCCCTTGTCCCGCAGGCGCTTGACTAGCAACTCCAGCCGTGGCTGTAGCTCCCGGTTGCGACCCAGTTGCAGGTGCTTGCGCTGCTCCTGTAGCAAGCTGAGGAGTTTGGGCGGCAACGACTTGCCCACCGCCAGGCTGATTTCCTTGCCGTGTATCAGCATTTCCAACGCTTTCAGCACCAGCTCCTCCCGTCGATGCTGCGGCAGGCTGCCCCACGCCTTCGGTTTGGTTTCCTGCTGTTCCTGAATCTGCTGCTGGAGCTGGACTGCTTTGTCCTGCGACTGATTGATTATCTTGAGCAGGCGCGCTTTGTCCTGCGGGGTTACTTCCGTCATTCGGTCCTCCGGTCGGGTTCTGCGCAGCCGCCTGCGCTTGGTTCTTCGCTTGTTGCTGTGCATCGGTCAGGCGGCGGCGACCTGCATCCAGATAGTCTGCCAGTATGCGCTCAATCGCCGTACGCTGCGGAGAGGTAAGTATCGGATTGGTGTCCACATCACGCTTCACATACTCCAGCATCTCGTCGTACTGGAGTTTGGTATTGGCTGCGGCGGGGGTTGTAATCTGGTGGTCAATAGCACGTGCCAGCGCTTCGGAGAATGGACGCACTTGGTCTGGGACGTTATTCAGCTCCACACCGTACTTCACACGGAAAGCGTTGCGCACATCCTCGGAGGCAGCGCTTTCGTCATTCTTGATGAAGGTGTTGAGCTTGTCGATATTGCCGGATTCCCACGCTTCTTGCAGTGGCTGGACTTCGACGGTCGCGTAGTCGTTGGTGTTGATGTTGTAGGCTTGGCGCAGGTATTCCTTGAACTCGCTCTGCTGCTCTGGGGTAAAGGATTCCCACTTGTTCGCGTCATCCAGCACCGTGTCGTAGTTTTCCTGCTGGGCAGAGCCGATTTCGTTTTCTGTCCATCCAGCCTTGCGTCCGATGCGGGCGAGGTTATCGAACTCGCGTCCAACCGCCGTGCGGAAGCTATCGAGGTCAAGCGTGCCTTGCGGTTTGTACTGGGTGGGGTCAAGACGGGTGGGGTCGAATTTCGGCGTGGTGTAGTGTTTAGAGCCGTCGAGAGCTACCCCCGCTACCTGTGTGCCACCAGCCATCATTCCGCCCGCGACAAGTCCCCACGCAGCCGCCTGCGGCACACCAGCCATGAGGTCCACACCTGTCGCCGGTTTTGCACCGACGTTCTGTCCATACTGGGTCAAGCCTTCTTCCAACGCTTCGGATAGTGCGTTCGCACCAACAGTCGCAATGCGCTTGCCTGCGTAAGTGCCGATACCGAAGCGGTTAGCTTTGAGTATCGTGCTTTCCACACCGGCTGCACCGAGCAGGGCAGTCGTCAGGAAAGCGGAGTTACCTGCGGCGGTGGCGGCTTTCTGGGCAAGTGCTGCACGTGCTTTTCCTGCCGTACCGTACTCCTCCATGAGCGTGTCCCAGTTACGCTGTCCGTTCGCCTTGATGTAAGTGTCCTTGAACGCTTCTTCAGACTGGTTGTAAACCGCATCATACGCGCCGCTCGCAGCATCGGTAGCGGCGAACGTACCAGTCGTTACCATCGCCCCTGCGGTTTCGGCGGTGAGTAAATTACCCATCGCCTGTGCGCCCACCCGCGCCGATGTGCCAGCCAGCCCTGTGCCAGCTCCAGCCGCCGCACGCCCTGCGGTGGCTACCGCCGTATCGACTGCTGTCGTAAGTCCTGATGCTGCGCCAAGACTACCTGCCACACTACTTGCCATAGCGCCACCTGTAACCGCAAGTGGTGTATAGGCGATGAACTCCCCTGCGCCGTAGAGGAAGTTATTGGCATTCCAAGCGTCGCGAATATCGCCAAACATCGCGCCGTCTTTACCCTGCGCAACACGTTTGGCTTTCAGATACTCGTAGTTTTCCTGCGCCAAGTGAATCTTGTCAGAGTAGGTTTCGTTGATGGAGGCGATGGCGTCGTTTTCATTTTTTGCAAATTCTTCGGTGTCAAACGGCAGTCCCAGCTTGCCGATGGTGGCATTCCACAACGGCGCGCCGCCCCACAGCACAGCACCTTTCCATGCGTTGCGTGAGGCTTTACCCAGCATGGACAACACGTCCAACGGGTCGCCTCTGTCAGACTCCCGCTGCTTCACATAGGCGTTCGTGTCCTGCTTGATGATATTACGCGCCATGCGCAACTCATTGTCGATGCGGTCATCGGCGACACCCTGCGCCCGCAGCGCTTCTGCCTCCTTCATCAGCCAGTCTTCCGCCACATCATCACGCTGCAAGTTAGAGCGGATGCCCTTCCACTTGTCGGAGGCGATGATGTTCTTCGCCGCTTTGTCTAGGATAAACGAGCCATCGGGGGCAGCACCAAGCAACCCGCCTTGCTCCTTGGCTTTTTCTTTGAGAGCCTTCTCTCGTTCTTTCTGCTCGCGCTCGTACTGACGGATGCGTTGGTTAGAGGCTTGCTGGAACGCACGCCGCTCCCGGTCAATCCGTGCCTGCTCTTGCGCTTCCTGTCTGGCGCGTTCTTGTTCAGCCTTGGCGGTATAGCCAAGCAAATCCGCATCTGCTTTCTGCGCAGTCGCCAGCGCGTGAGCCGCCGGAGACATCTTGCCGCCAGACTCGCCGTAAGGCTTAATCAGGGTCGGGTTTAACAGGTCCTCTGATTGCGCAAAAAGCCCCTGCGGGCTTGCGGCTTGTCCGAATAATGCGTCGCCGTAATCCGGCAGTTTGGGCATTGCAAGAGGCGTTTCAGCGGAGTTGTTCTTTGCCATTATCAGACTTCCAAATTGTTGAATATTTGCATCAAAGCATCAATGTGCGGACTGGAAGATTTTACCAGAGGTTGGTTAAACACTTGGTCGTATATTTTCGAGATGGTGTCGGCAGCGACGACCGCTGCGGGTTCTTTCTGTGGCGACAACCCCTGTTCCGCCACCTCGTTATACAACCGCGTCTGGGTCGGGGTCTCCGGCACAGCAAATCCTACACTTCCTGCCAGTATCGGTTTGCCCAAGAGGTCTGTCTGCTGCCCGGACTGTGTGGGCATGAGAGAGGCTTGAGCATTCGCTTGCTGGGCAACATCCGACGCAGCCTTTATCAGCCCGCCTTCTTTGGGTGCAACGCCACCTAACTGCTCCCAGTAAGTGTCGCGGGTCTTATGCCCCATCGCATACTTCGGGTCATCGTATCGCCAGCGGATGAAGTCTTTACCTAGCACGCGGTTAGCGGTCGCGTAGTCCACATTCGGGTTTTCCAGAAACAACTTCTTGGTCTTGCTGTAAGTCGGGTCAGTGCGGATTTCGTTTACCAAAAATCGCATCTGCGCATCTAACGCCCGCTGCGATTGTTCCATGACCCCGTTTTTTATCAGCCCTTGCTCCTGCAAAACTTTCTCTAGGTTTCGCCCGCGCTTGCCCTGCCATGAGATAAGTCCAAGGTTCAATGCGCCGTTACCGGGGTCTTTGTGGTAACCCCAGAGGTATCTGTCTTGGTAGCTATTTTCCCTCCCAATCTCCGCCACTAACGCACGGGCTTGGTTCGGCGACAGCCCGACACGCTGCGCAGACTCCATGAGCATCGCCATGTTCCGCTCTTTGTTCGGATTACTATTCTTCCGTGGTTTTCTTGCCGTAGCCATGACCGCTCCTTAGTACGCCTGCGGTACAACCTGCGGTTTCTGCCACGACAGCACACCGGGAGGAATATTCGGGGTCATGCCATCTGCCATCAACCCATTCTGCGGCTGGGCAGGAGTAGCATTTGCCCCTGCGCGTAGAAGGTCGTTCACGTAGTACGGCACATCATTCACCATAATCATCGCCGGTAGCTGTTCACCGTTGTTTGCCTTGGCTACCAGCGACGCAACGACAGCCTGTAGTTGCTGCGGCTGCGACGTCCTGACGACAGGTTGTGGTGCCGCTTGTGGCGCAGAACGCGCTTGTACGGCGGGCTGCACTTGACCCTGTGTGTTTGCCGGAATTGCCGACGGGGCATCCAGCACCATGCCATTGTTCGGGTTGAGTAATGAAGGCTGCACCTGAGGTTCTTGTGGCTGTACCTGTGGTTGTCCTGCCATCGGTGGAAGCATAGATTGGTAGCGAGCGATTTGCTGGTCCAGCGCCTGTACCGTACCTGCCATCATCGGGTCGGCAGCGTAGCGGTTTCGCTCCGTCATGAGTGTGGTGATTCGCTCCATGATGGCAAGGCGTTGCTGCTCGGCAGCGTTTTTCGCAGACGCCTCACGGTTGCTCCAATAGAGCTGCGCGTCGCCCAAGCGGTTGCCTGCCTCGACGTTCAGAATGGTATTCATCGCTGGCTGGCGGCTGATACTGCCTTCCAGTTGTCCTCGGTCATACTTCAGCCCAAGCAGATTATTTTGATGCTGCTCGTCGTTAATAATTGTCCCCTGCGTGGCAGCCGTCGGCGCGTATCCCGTGGTGATGTTGTTCGCCATCGAGGTGTTGTAGCTGTCTGCACCGCGCCACGCGCCCATCTGTCCGGTGCGCTCTGGGGTCAGGTACTCGTTTGCACCCATCTGCACCGACGCGGCGTCGATACCCTTGCCGATATTCGCCTGCGCGGTGTTGTTCAGCATCGTTTGATAATCGCCGCGATTATTGATAAACGCGCTACGCTGATCCATGTTCGTCATGCTGCCGGTGTCTGCATTGGCGAGTAGTCCCGGCTGGGCAGCTTCCGCTACCTCGTTAGCACGTGCGGAGTTGTCCACATTGTTCTGAAAGATATTCATCTTTCCGCCGAACTGTGCGCGCTGTCCAAGAATGTCCAGCGATGCCAAGTCGTTGGCGTTACGGGCGGCTTCCACCTGCTCGTAGTATTTCAAATCCTTCCAGTTCTGGTCGATGGCGTATTCCCGACCCTTCATGTATGCTTCAAATAAACCCGGTATAAGCATTTTAATCCCCTAATTTTGCTGAATATTAGCATACCCTGTCGGGTCATATCCAGCGACACCGCCAGCCCCATCATACGGTGCATTGGCTTCCGCCTGCCCCCATGAGATGCCACCACGCGGTGCATTCTCTAACGTCCTGCTACCGTCTCCCCAATACGACTGTGCGTCGAACCCTCGGTAGGTGTTCGGTACATCCGCCCGCGCGTTGATGCGACGCCGCGCCGGATTGTACTCCGTCTGCATCCGGTTGTTTACATAGCCAGAAAACGCCATCGCCCCAGAGGCTACGTTGCCCATCGCCTTCGCGTAGTCCCCGAACAAGCCCGCCGCCTTGCTGGCATAAGACGCGCTGTCGGTAAGCAGGTTTCGCCCACGGCTTGCCACATTGACCCGTCGATTCCAGCGGATGTCGTTTTTCTCCTGCGCCAGCTTCTCGGCGTAACGTCGCGCGAAATTGTTGGAGTCTCCCTGCACTGTCGCTTTGACAATATCCGTCTTGGTAAACTGACTCACATCCGGGCAGATACAATATTTGTCCGTGAGCGCACGCCTGTGGGTCTCTGCGGCGCTAAAAACTTTGTCTATGGTATTCGTATGACCCGCTATGGATTTGGGGTAGTCCGGCTCGTAGGGAAGCTCTGCCCAAATCTCAGACAGCTCTTGGTCTTCCAAGGGTCGGTAATTCTCCAAGAAGAAATCCCATTGTTCCTTAGCGAGGTCATAGTAGCGCTTGCCGATTTTGTATTCTTCCTTCGCAGCCTTCCATGTCTCGTAGGTAGCCCACAAGGCTACCGCGATGGCAATCTTGTCTGCCCACCACCATGCGCCCTGCAAGCCTTTGTCGTTTACCTTCGGGCAAGGGAACGCCTTGATGGAGACGTCGTTTACCCGCTCCAAACGCCCGGTAGTAACGACTACTGGTAATCCACTCATTTATCACCCCATCACTTTGATTGTCTGCGTCGGTTCTTCCGGCTTCACATACACATCCGGCGGCTTCGGTTTGAACTCCTCCAGCGGAGTCGGGTTGTAACGGTAGCTGCTCACCTGCATATCACCACGGCGTGGCGGATACTGTGTCTGCGCGCGGTTGTTTTCGTAGGCGATGAAGCTCATCGCGCCTTCCGCTGCTTTCCCTGCCTGCGTGCCGAGGTCGCCGAAAATGCCCGCAGCAAGCTGGGCAAAGCTCGCCACCTGCGGCGGAATGTCCCGTCCAATTTTCAGCACCTGCTCCCGTTTATCCCAGCGCAGGTTGTTGTGGACGATTTCTTCTTTGTCCGTGTAGCGATGCGCCATGCCCGCAGCAAGGCTCTCCTGTGCCGCCTGCTTGAGAAGCTGGTCTGTCATGATGGCTGCCCGCTGCCCGGTACAGTATCTCCCGGTGCAGGAAATCGCCTTGTCGATAGCACCTGCATTCTTGCCCCGCACGGTAGTTAGCATCTGCCCGGTGTAAAGCTGCTCTTTGTCGCGCTTGTACTTCGGCAGCTTCTGGGCTTCCTTCGCTAAATCCCGCTCCAGAGGCTTGAAGCGGTCGTTGTAATACTTCCGATGGTCTTCACTCATCTGGAGGTATTTCTTGGCGAGGTCTCGCTGGAGCATCGCCATGCGCAGGCTGTTCCATGTGTTGTACGCCATGATGGCGGCAGACAGCATAGACTTCCAGCGTGAAGACTGTTCGATACCTTCGTCGGTGACACCTGTGTTTTTGCAGGCGGGATTATCCGCCGCTACCTGCGGAGTTTTCTTCTCCTTCGGTGTCTTGTCCGGCTTCCCTCCCCACTTACCGAACAGGTCATCGAAATTCATCCCGTCATTATCAGAACGTGGCATCTCACACCTTCCAGACTAAACGTTTTTCTTCCGTGCCGTCATCGTAGTAATTGGTGAAGTACAGGCGGTCAAACTGCAACAGCCCGGCATTTTGTTTCAGGAAATCAAGCGCGCCTTCGACTTCTTTCTGTCCGTCAATATCCGGTGCGCTGGAAACCGCCGTGCGATGCACTTCCATCCGCCACTTGCCATTCCACAAATCCTGATAGCGGGTAATCATCGCCAGAAACACCAGCTCCCCTGCGGCGTTGCGTTTCGTCAGAAACGACCCTGCTCCGGTGTCCCACAGCATGAACCAGTAGCTCAGACTGAAATCCACGTCACCAAACAGTGCGCGCTCATGGGGCGTGTACATCGCATCCAGAAACGGCACGAACTCCTGCATCAGCTCCGACAACTCCTCTTGGTCTGTCGGCATTCTCACAATTTCATAACTCATTGCGGTGTCTCCTTAGTCCCCATATCAATCACGCAGACGCCTGCGACAATCTCGGTTATCTCACCGATACCTTCGGCAAGAATGTGAAATTCAGGTCGGCGTCCATGCCGCCCGTAGGGGATATTTCTATCCCCCGTCGGGAATCTCCTTGAAATCTGAGCGCGGTCAGAGATGATGCTGATTTCTGCGTCATGGTCCAACACCTTCGCCCGCAGCCGGGTCAGGTCAAACAAGAACCCGGTGTCGATTGTAGCCGACAACCACTTATATGGGCGCAGTTTGTCGCCTGCGTTCCATTGGCTCACCGTACCATCCTTGAACAGCATCACCAGCTCCCCCTGCCGAGTCTCGAACATATCCACCGGCTCATCGGAAATCGTCACCATTTTCTTGTACTTAGTATCAGCGTAGGTGTTCCCGTCCAGCCAGAGAATAAAGCTGATGTTGTCTGTCACCACAAACAATGCGCCCTTGTGGTAGGCGAGGCGTGCAGTCTGCGGAGCTAGGTTGCGCCAATCATCCTGCGACAACACCTCAGTCGTGATGACCCGTGGTTGCTCCGCCTCATTCAGCATCACCAGCCCGTCGGTGCTGGCGTAGATAAAGCCAAACGGTGTCGTTACCGCTCCCTGCCCTACGTGGCAGTTAATCATCGGGAACGCTTGGCTGTACTTGTGAACAGCACGGCAGTCGCGGGTGTCGCATCCCACATCCGCTTGGATGCGGTAGGGATGTCCGTCCGTCGCTACATACAAGCTGTTACCGATGCCGCCGAGTGCGATGATGTTATCGTCCAGCGTCATCTCTTGTGAGAGCATCCAGTTATGCGGCTGGAGATTTCGGCTAAACAGCAACTTGTTCTGCACACTCCCTGCCAGAATGGCAGTTGAGGGAATAGCTGTGATGTTCTGGAGCTTCGCTGGGGGCTCACGGGTATCCAGTCCCTCGAACGCCCAGCCGAGGTTCACGATGGGAGTGGTGTCGGTGTAGCTTCGTGCGCTGATGTCCAACTCGGCGAGGAAGAACCAATGCGTCTCCAGCTCTTGCTCCTTCTCCAGTCCGGTACGGAATCCGGTTTCCCTACGGTAGATACGGAGCTTCTTGATGTCATACTCGAATGGCGGATTATAGCGGAACGATAACTGCACCTCTTGCCCATCCTCGACCGAAACGTCGTTGCTAGGGTTAGACGGTCCGCTCTCCTCTCCAAAAGCATTGACGAAAGTCACGATGTAGGCGGTGCTGCGAGAACGGTCGTTGTCCACATTGTTGGCGCTCGCCACAGGCGCGCCTTGCGGTGCAGGTACGCCTAGCCGCCGGTACACTAAACGCTTGTTTTCAAAGGTAAGTGTCTGCGGGTAATCCGCATTTCCAGTCACAAACAACCGTGGGCAGTCTGGTAGCCACTCTGCAATATCCACACACTTATCCCAAACGAGGATGTCACAGCCCCACACATACAGGCGGGTCATGTTTTTATCGACCTGTTTGATGTGGCGCTGTTCCAGAAACGCCTTGATGCTACCGTGGGTCAAATCCACGTTGTGCGCGACGTTAGCGTAACCCTTCGGTAGTTGTTTCTTGCGCAGGCGTGGGACGATGCCTGCAAACTCATAACTCTCCCATGCCAGCATATCAGCCTCTAAATGCGATGGTAATTACTTGAGCGTCCACGGATGCCAGCCCTCCATAACGCACCACCAGATTGCCCGAACCGGGGTCGATGGACGCTGTGCAATTTCCCGCCGTGGAGTTAGCGCTAACCTGACTGATGTCGGTCACATAACCGGGGACTTGTACCCGCAGTTGTCCGGGGTTATCGAACGTCAGTTGGAGCCTCTGCCCGAAATACTCGATGCGTGTTCCGGTCGCCCCAGTGGAAGCCAAGTCCACACGAATCATGTCGTGCAGCGCGCCCGGCGCAGGAGAGCCGCCGTTTCCGCCACCACCCCCGCCGTTGCCAGCGCCGATGCTCGTCGCGATGCCGTTAATAAAACAAATCTCCGTACCGCCAACCATATAGCAACCGTCGGCTACAGGAGCAGCAATCTGTGTGGCACTCGTCCAATGACCCGAATCGTTTACTGAAATGTTCCAGCCGCCAATGGAAAGCGTGCTCGGTACGAGCTGCGATGGATGTTCAATGACTACCGTGTCCTGCTCATTGTGCTGCTCCAAGCCTCGCCCGGCTTTCACCCCAGCACCGTCTAGATTAGGGTCGTAGCTATACACCCGCCCGTCGATGCCGATGGTAAGTCCCCTGAACGTGCCGGGCTGCACACCTGTCGGTAGTAATCCAACGTAGGCGACACGGTTAGCATCTACCTCGGTGCTGATTCCGTTGCGCCCCACGATGTTCTGTATGCCGCTCCCGCCGCCTGAACCACCTGAGACGATGTATGGGTCGTTTACTGTACCAACGCCCGTCACAGAGATTCCTGAGCCGCCCTGCACGTATGTCCGCGCATACAGCCCATCGCCGTTGTTGATAATGGTGTTGCCAGATTGGTTGGAGATGCGCACCGAGCCATCACCCCCACCTTGCTGGCAGTCTGCCGGATTAGGGTTGCAGTAAGGTGGCGTGTAGGTCGGGATGTTTCCGTAGCCGACACCAGCGATGCAACCGTTCACGGTGGTTATCGTGTCGTATGTCCCATCCGGTGTTGTCTTGACTCGCTCCACCGTGGCGTGCGTACCGTCCCAACGAAGCACCCAGTCCAGCGCGATGCACAGGTCGAATGGCGGCGTGGGCGGGTGGGGCTTCGGCGGGTCAGGTGGTAAACAGACTTCAGGTTTCTTGCAATCGAGGCTCATGAGGTTCTCCGTGGGCAAACAAAAAGCCCAACCAATTAAAGGGTTGGGCTATTGTAGCAGAGGTTTAGTTTCAAGGCTTAGCAGAAAGTAGCAACCGGAACGTCTCCCGTCCTGTCGGAGTTACTAGGGTCTGCACATCCGAATATTCCCCACGAGTAAATTCCTTGACCTCAAACAAGGTCGGTGTGTGCTGTGCATACGGTCGCAGCTTACCTTTTTGGTCACGGTACAAATAACCGTTACTCAGCAGGAAGTTCACAAATTCGTTCTGCTTGACCCGCAGCTCTTTCGCGGTGTCTCGGATGTTTACCAACAGGTTTCGGGAAACAAGGTCGTCAAAATATTCAGCCTTCGGTTTTGCAGCTTCGAGCGCCTGTTTGGTCTTCTCATGGGCTTCCAGCTCATCCGCGTAGGCGCGCAGCGCTTCGGGGTAGGTCTGTGGGATTAAATGACTACTGGCAAGAACATCAAACGCTCGGATGACCTTCAGGTTAAATGCGGGGCTAATCCACATCGCATAGGCATAAACAAGCTCCTTGCAAACAAACGTGCCTTGCTGTCCAGCGCCGCCCTTCACGATACGAACGACTTTGTCGCTTATAAACACTTGATTTTGTTCCGATGCTCGTTTCTGAGCATCGCCATCCAGCTCGGTGGTTAATACTCCAACCAGCTCCGCAGTAGATTCTAAGCGAAGAAAATTAGTAGGTTTGTGCCGGTCTTCTCCGCCGCTCGCCTTGTGTAAATCGTTAAGCGCGTAAAGACCATCGGTTAAGCCAATGGTAATATCAGATACCACTAAGTTATTCATGTAAACTCCGAATAATGGCGGCGGGGCGGTGAAGCAGCGCTATTCGGAAAACGCTCACCCCGCCATAACGACTGTTTGTTATCATCCGCTTCACTGGATTTAGCTAATATACTACAGCCTCCGGCGCGGCGCAAGTCGCATCTGCATGGGGCGGTGCTTAGAAATTCGATTAACTATAGCCTTGCGGACAAACTCTTTGTAAATCCGCGTCTGCGTTTCTGCCGCATGGTTGTTGTACCATTGGTTATCCGGCTGGCTGAACACTCTCGCCAGCGTGTACGCCACGATGGGTTCTACCCAATCCTCGTACAGCACCTCTGGCACTTCTTCGCTGTCACGGTATGGCACGACCGACAGCTCAACCTCGATGCGCATGTTATTGGAGCAGTACCCCGGCTCAACATGGAGTGTCCAGTCTCCGTCGATGTACACCATCTTCTCGTGCAGCGGTACAGCGTGGTGATTGATAAACACACGGATGGACAGCACCTCGTAGGGTCGGAGCTTGGTGTTCAGTTTATAACTCGTGATGCACGGGTCTGCTTCGATGCAAATCAGCTCAGACAAAATCTGGCTGTCGCGGGCAAACTGAATCGCCCCGTCCATAGCATAGCTCGCCAGCATAGCCTCGTTCGCCCCCTCGATGTTTGCGAGGACACGCGGAAGAAAGTCGGTGATTGGTCTTGTCTCTTGTCCAAATAACATAAAACCTCCTGAAACTGGAGGTTTTAGTGTATTAAATATCGTCTTCCTTATCCAGCTCATCCAACACGGACTTCAGCCATTTCGTCTGAATCACCGGCGTCCCATCTCCATGCCGTTTCCCCGTGTCATAGAACCGAGCGAAGGGTTTACCTTCCTCAGTAACAACCCACGAATTTCCAACTCGATGCTGTAATCCTGCATTCTGCAACGATAAATTCATAAGCTGTGCTGACATCCGTGGGCTGCACAACTCGCCAAGCTGGGTTGGAGTAAACACCTGCGCTTGCTTCTCGGCAAGCAAATGTGTGTTATCCGTCAGCGTGAGAATGTTCAGTCCTGACAACCGCACGATGGCGTTGTTCGCGCCGATAGCAGCAGCGTTGCCGTCCAGCCCAATAGCTTTAAGCGCATCTACCAATGCGGTAAATCCTTTCACTAAAGGCGCTAACTGCTCTGCCACAGGCGGCACTCCCGCTTCCAAATCCTGCCAACGCTTAATTATCTTCATCCGCATCACAGCATCATACCCAGCAACCAAGCACACAGTATGTTCGTAGTCCAACGCATACTCTGTTTGTTCGCGGTTCATGCTGTCTATATAGATGCGTCCAAATTTGGACGCATCTTCGCCAAGCTGAGAAACCATATTTTCGATGTCACGCTTGACGTGCTGATGCTGCTTACCTGTTATCTCCGCAATCTCACGACTGCTCATAGTGAGCGCATTAATGGTAAGTAACTTATTCATAAAAACTCCTATAAAGGGAGGCGGGGCGGTAACACGGCGCTATAGGAGAACGCCCACCCCGCCATAACTGATTGGTCTGTGTTACTAGACCCGCATATATTACACAGCTTCGTCGTCATCTACAAAGCATTTTTGAAACACCGGGTCGTCGCGGAAATACTCCACGCCGACGTTATCAAATATCTGGTTTATCAAGTAGGCTTGGAACTCTCTGGACGGTTCTTTCTCGCCCATCGCCTCAAAGATGTTCTGTGCCACATGGACGCATTCATGCAAAAGAGTCGAGACACATTGGAATCGTGACTCCTCAGTCAAGATAAGATTCATGCGAATTACAGATAACGTAGAGTCTGCTTCTTCGTTAGTTATCCATACCGTCTGGGCTTCCTGCGTAGTCAGTCGAGAAAACACTTTCTCGTCGCAGTTAATTTCTTCGCAAAGCTGTTTCAGCTCATCATTGTCCCGCACAACACAGTAACGCCCGTGGTTGAACGGAGAGGAGAATATGCGTATAGGTCGTTTGTCAGCCACGCTTGTTGGCTGGGGCTGGGTAGCCTCGGTATTTTTCGTCGTACTCGTCATCGCTTTGTTTCGCCATTCCTAAAATATCCCAGAACGCTTTGAAGTGCGTTTCTGATGCCTGCTTCATGGTCTGGGAAAATTCACCGTCGATTGCTTTAGCCCGACCCAGCACCCATTGCGCGGCTGCCACCATGAAAGCGCAGCGCTCGTCGGGAGCGCCGTCGGTCATAGTGTAGGTCTTAGGCTGTACCGCGCAGCGAATCAGCACATACATCTCCGCTGTCGGGTCAAGGTTCTCAGGGTACAACCGGATGAGGCTGGATTTCTCCAGCAGCTCGTAGGAAGTAATCTGTGTGGTGAACGTTGGCTTTTGCCTCGTACCTGCCCAAACGGTTGCGCGTTCTTTGCGGCGCTGCACCGGGCGCACGTTCTTGCCGTTCTTGTCGCATTGTCCCAACACATCCAGAACCTTCGTGCAATCACATGCCTCTGCATAGCGGTTACAGGTATCCACCGGGACAACTTTCTGCTCAGTAAACATATCCGGGCGGTGAGTAGCAATAAGACACAGCGCCTCGTTGAAATAACGCAGCAGGTCGTCCGCTTCCCAGATGGAAAATTCGTGTCCGGGATATGCGTCGTCAAGGTCTTTCGCGTACCCCAGCAGTATCGTTCTCACAGGGAAGCCATCTCGCCGTCAGGTTGTGGGTTCAGCGCTTCGTTTATGGCTTGCACTTCACCGGTCGCTTTATCTACCGATACCTCTCCGTAGTACGGTACGAAGGCATCGGAGCGCGCACGAAACGCTGCGGTGTTCGGGTAAAGCTGCCCGTTACCTTTGTTCAGAAGGTAGGGCGCATCAGTTTCCAGCGGCGGGTAAGTAGAAACAAAGTCTGCCGTCTGGATGCGTGGGTTATCTACCCAAGTCATTTTGTCTTGTCGTTTTGCGTCGTTCATGTGTCCCCCATATTCAAAGGTGCCGCCCGAAGGCGGCACGGTTATTTCACTTTTCGCGCCTTCAGCATGGTGCGTTTCTCGCCCATGCTTTTCGGCATATCCACATCGGATTTTTTCAGCTTGTTACCCTTGACGGCTTGCTCAGACGACATATTGCCGCCGAGCATCCGTTTGCCTTTCAGGGAAGTGATTTTGCTTTTATCAGCCATCATCGCCTCCCTTACATCAGGGTAATTTGACCTTCGTAGTCCAACGTGTGTGCGCCGACAACCAGTCGCCCGGTGATACCAGCGAGCGCTCCGTCTTTAGGCAGCGCATCGACTTTGATGCCGACGCCTGTCCACGTTTCCGGGTCATTAACAATCGTGGTGTCCACCGACAAGAACTGGATTTTAGCCGGGTTCTGCGCGGTGTGTTCCGGGAAGGTAAGCGCCCCGTGGACGACTTCGCCATCGGCTGCGCAGTTCTTGGCAGCATCAGGTGCTTTGAACTTGCCTGACACCAGCGACAGCTTGATGCCAGCAAAGGACGACAGAGAAGAAATCTCGGTCATGAGCGCGTCGTTGTACGCAAACACGTCAATGACTTTGTGCATCGGCGGCACAAGCACCAGCCAGAGGTAGTCGCCTACCTTAGCGTCGTTCAGCATACGCCAGACCTGAGATTCCTTGCCACGGTTGTGGAAGTTCTGAATCGGCGACAGAACGTTGGTGTGGGTGAAATACCCACGGTCATACTCAATCGCGGTACGTTTGGACTTCGGACAGGTGAATTTGTAAAGCTCCCCACACTCCAGATTCAACAGCGTTTGTTCGCCCTGAACCCACATTTGGATATGTGCCATGTGATGTACTCCTTACGGTGCAAGACCAGTAGTTGAGAAGGTTACGTGCGCAAGCGCCAACGCATCCGGGTAAATCACGCCGCCGCCATAGACGCACAGCATATTGTACTGCACACCGAAGGAACCCGGGATTTTCTCCAAGTCGGCTTCGACAATCTGTGAGGTATGCGCGTAGGCTTCGTTCCAGCCAGCGAGAATCGGGAAGACCAGCTTTTTGGTAGCCGCATCAATCGTCGGGCGCATACGCGGACTTTCGATAACGGTGAAGCCGTAGATGTTCTTGGCAACCAAGCCTTTGAACAGGACGCTTTCGCCCATGTTGCAGCAGAGCTGTTTGTTGAACATCGTCACCATCAGGAGGGTGAGCATCTGCTCCGGCACAACCAAGAACATCTCGCCATCCATCCAGCGACCAGAATCCTTAAACACCTGTTTCATGTTCGTGAAGAAGGTGATGATGTTATCAGGAGTCAAATCAACCGGGCTAACGAGCGTACCAAGGTCGATGTTACCATACAAACCGGCATTCTTGCCGAGGTTGTAACTGGCTACCTGAGTCATCATGCCGGTAAGGAGGTCGTTGTTCAGGAACTCCTCAAGCTGATTCCATGCAGAATCCAGCATCTCGTTTTCGACACTCTCCCATTCGGAGCAAGCACGGCGGATGGTTTCCTTGTCAATCTTGATGGACTTGTAGGCTTGACCACAGATTTGCAAGCATACGCGGTCGGCGTGCGGTTCATCCGGGATAAGTCGCTGGTTCATCTCGTATGGACGCCACGGACCGACTTCCACCGGTTTGCGGAACTCAATAAGTTCAGCACATTGGGTCAGCGGTTTAAGGACCGAAGTGTTACAGACATACGGGATGATGCTTTCTTCGATTTTGCGAGGGATAAGAGTACCGCCCCATTCCACGCCTTTACCAAGCGGGGTTGCGTAAATATCCTTATAACCACTCGCAGCGACAGGTTTAGACATTAGTCACCTCTAAGTTGATTTTGGTACTTAAGAGTAAGGTCACGAATCGCATGAGGTGGGTATGTGCCACGTGGCGCAGCTTGAATCTTCGCCACCGCAGCCATGTATTCCTCATACGACATCTTCCGTCCTTTCGAGATGGAAATGACCCCGCTTGTCCCCCTACCTTGTTGCGGTTCAGCACCCACCGGCGGCTTCGGCTTCTTCCGCGCCTTGACAAATTCGTCAAGTTTGTCGATGACATACTCAGCGTCCCCGTACTGGTAATATGCCCTCGCAAGTTTATCGCTAGGTTTTTCTGCGTCGTATTTATCCGACCCTCTGTTCAAAAAATTTATGAATTGTTCGCTATTCAGTATGTTAGCAGCATTTGGGTATTTCGCCAAGATTTTTTGTGTGGTCGCATCCATGCGCGCCTTGGCGTCTCGCTCCTGCTCCTTCATCCGCTCCTGCTCCAACCGTGCCAGTCGCTCGTTCTGCGCCTGCACAATCGGGTCGATGACCTTTTGTTTCAGCTCCTTGGTCGAGTCTTCATCCAAAAACTCCAAGCTCTTGTAGAGGTCATCCAGATTGTCTTGTTGTTCTTTCGCCGACAGGTCCACCTCACGTTCAGGCTCTTGTTTAGCTGTAGGGTACGTGTAAGGCGATGCAGGCTGTCCGTCTCTAGTGTAAGGGGTAAGTCCTGCAAACGGGTCTATATCGTCTGTGTCTTCATCCTGTGCGCCCTGCGGTTCTTCTTTCGGGGGTTCATCCGTAACCCCGTCGCCGTAGAGGACTTCATCATCTTCAGGAATTTGTGCGGTCTTCGCCGCTTCTGCGATTGCTCGTGCCGCTGCATCCGCAGCTTCTTGTTTCGCGGCTTTATTTCCGCCGCTCCAGTCATACTTTGCCATTGATTCCCATACCTTGTTTGAAAGTTCGTAATATATCCTCATACGCTGCCTGCGCGCCTGCCGCCAGCAGAGCAGAACCCCGCTGAGATTCATCCATCCTCAGAGCGAATGCAATCGCCGCAGTTTGCGATTCCTGCTTGGCGTGTGCAATCTTCCCTTCGAGGAAGCTGATAAATTCTTGGCAAGCCTCATCAGGCAGCGTAATAAAGAGGTTCTTTTTCATTTGCCGTTGTACCGCAGTTTGGCTTTGATATTCGGCGGAAGCCCCTGTGTATTAGGGGCTTGTGGTTTTTGTGTCGGCTTTGGGTGGACGGGGATAATCCGCCCACCTGTATTGCCTTGCTTACATGCTGAACATGACATTTTAGTTTTCTCCTTATCCGTGGTTCGGTCGTCCGACGCCGTAAGTAGCAAACGCATCGAATAACTTATCCGCCGCGAAATTCTTTTCTTCCGGCTCACGTATTTCGCGGATACGGAAAATAACAAAATTCGATAAGCGAGACGCCAGCTTCAAATATTCCGCGTTAGCTATGCCCTCCACAGATATAAATGCAGGGAAATATCCATCCCCATGCGGGAAGGTTTGGGTGTACATAGTACCCCGATAGAACATTCTATCGGTCTGTACCAACCCACCGTTATCGGCTACATCCACTAGCTCGAATACATCCATAGCGAAAGTAGCGCCGTGTATGTGGTAGTTAAACGCATGGAACCTCATCGGTACTGGAAGAAACATATTATCTGCACTAAGCAGAGGAGCGGCAAGAGGAATAGTACGATACGCATACCCCGGATGCCAAGTGTTACGCTGCGCTCCACTCATGAATCCCGGATTTCTTCCTTCTTCTCCGTAGTATTTAGCCTCCAAGTACGACCACGCATCAGCAGGGGCGATTTTGTCGAATCCCGGAATCAAGTTTACCCACGAAGTAGCTAAAGCCTTTACTGGGCGCACTTCTAACGGGTAATTAAAGACAGTACCCTCAAACGCCTGCGCCCCCTGCGGCTTATCCAAAGCAAACGCTGACGCCAACTTCGGAAGATATGGAGCAACCACAAACTTAGCTGCATCTGCCGGAATATTACCCGGTAATGGCAGTTCGTTACCAATATAAGCTCCAATCTGAATAGGCGCAGCTAATTGTTCAGCAATAATATTCGCCTCGTGGAATTTCCTAAATAAATCCTGCGTGATAAATTGACCTTTAACAGAATCCGCGTCTTTACCGTCCTTGCCGTCTTTACCGTTAAACCAAGTATTCGGTAACGTAATTTCTTTAGTGTTGCCACTAGAATCGGTAACAACAATAGTACGATTCTTGTCTGTGCTAGGCTTAACATCCTTAATGGCACCATCTCCTGCACCGCTAGCGCCGGGGAATAACTGGTCTCCAGTTCTCGCGCTGAATGCAACTTCAAACGGCAGCTTGGTGTTGATGTTAGTGCCATCACTCAAATTCGCATAGACTGTCGGGCGGCGGTATTCCACGCCGCCTTCAACGCGCGTATCATCAACATTAAATTCAGCACCAAGCGCTTGGGCATATTTATCAGCTCCACCGCCGCCTCCGGCATTCGGGAAGTCAAGATACGTTGCCGTCGCATCGTCGCGCACCAGCTTCAAACGACCCTTGACAATCGCCACTTCTACAACCGGTCGAACCTCACGCGCGTTCTCCGTATCAAACGGCGCAAATGGCTGATAATCCGTCCAGTACAGGCGGTTCCAAGGCTGCATGGTCTTGACCTTGGTGTTATCTGTAAGGGTTGCTTCTATGGGTACATTCTTAGAAAAGTAATACCCGTCGCCATCGCTAAACAGTACACTTTCTTTAGGCGGAGCATCTGTAGTAAGTGTCTTCAAATGGACATCCGGTCCACCAGCACCGCCGCTCGGAAGCTCGACCTCGAACTTCTGTCCGTCATTGCGGGTAATCACCAAGAACGGGTGAACTTCTGTTTCGTTCTCGATGCGGTAATCCACCTCAACCTTGTTCACATAAATATCAGCGCCACCACCACCCTGTGCCTGCGGAAGCTGCACGGTGAACTGCTCGTTGTCGCTACGAGTGATGGTGAGGTTAGTCGTGTTGCCCTGAGTGGAAATATCAAAGGCAGTCACGTATTTATCAGCCGCTGGCGGTGTGGTTTCCGGCAGGTAAGCCGTAAATTTGCTACCGTCGGTCTGAGTGATTTCCAAAACATTTTTGCCGCCACGGTTAGCGAGGTCAAAGCTACTAATTTTGGTATCGTGGTCTTCCGACGCAGGCAGCACCACATCCACCGTGCCGCCTTCTTTGCGGTGCAGACGCAGCGTATTTCCATTGACGATTTCGCCTCGGACAACGTGGTCGTCCTTGACGTTCTTCAGCAGCTCATCGACATCGACTTTAATTCCACAAGACATTTTTAACTCCCAAACTTAAACGCATCCGGTACAGACGCCACATCGAAAGTAGATACTTTCACCATTTCAATATACGCCGTATCAAACAATTCGGCGTCCCCTACCTCAAACATGTAGTAGCCCGGTATATTCAACAGGGCATAGTTATCACATCCGCTCATAGTCCACAATTCCCCGCACTTACGCACAGGTTCAAAGCGTACCGTCCGGGATGCCCACATCCGGTCATATTCATCCTGAATATTTATCCGGTCTCCACAATGCAATTTCTTGCGCAGCGGGTCGGATTGCCCGAATGAAAGTTTGTGCAGCACAAAACAGCTTTCAGATTCGATGTACTTCTTGCCCGTTGTCGGGTCTGTCGTAATCTTACCGTTCAATATACTTGGCGCACCGTATAGCGACAGCACCGCTGCCTCTCCCGGAGCAATATAAAAGATTTCCGAAAACGCCCGCTTGCCAGAATCATCGACTGCGTGGTGCTTTCTGTCAAAGATGATTTTTGGATAATACTCTGATTCAGCCCTAACCTTATTCATACCCTGTCTCCGTTAATTGCCGCACGCGCAGGGCGCTGTCTGGGCAAATACATTCACTTCCTGAAGCGGGGAAGACACCGCCGTCACCAACGCCTCGGAGGTATCCCCCACGACGTCAATCTCGTAGTAACCCGGCGTCTTTATCACAAACACCGGATTGCATCTGTCCAGTTTCCAGCACGACATCACGACCTTCCGTAGCCGCACACTTCGCCCGATGGTGATGACTGGGCAACATCCTGTCGTCCCCTGCGCCGGAACACCCTTGCTCACCAGCACCTTGCTGATAGCCACATGGGTCTCACCTTGCAGGTCATACCCTGTCAAAATCATCTGCTGACCGGGCTGGATAACCAGCAACGCTCGTTCTTTCTCGCCGTAGGGATACACCACATTGTCGAGCGGCTGGTTGTCGTTGTACTCACGCACCACTCCCCGGAAGTCTCCGGGAAGTCCCGTATGTTCCGAAGAGCGGGACGGGACTTGTAGTCTCCCTGTACTCAGTTTAGGCGGCATATCACACCAGCAACCCTACGATAAATCCAATAAAACCAAATATTAAAGCAACACGGACGATTGTGCAATAGATACACGCCACCTCTTGTCCGTCATCTTCCGTGACCCAAGCAATTAGGTAATCATTCAGCCAGCGCTGCTCCGCCGCCCAGCCAACAAACCGGTCGTGGATTTTTCTTAGTTTCGGTGGTAATCTCATAGCCTTCTCCAATAACTTCAAGAGGATATTCTAACATGGCATCTCTGGACACCCAAAACGTTACCGCTGGCGACCAAGTGTACGACCTCGTATGGGGCTACGGCACCGTAACCAGCACAATGTTCGACACCATCCAAGTGCGCTTCGGCGACGGGCGTGGTATCAACTACACCGCTGTGGGCGAATACGGCGGCGTACGTCGCCTTTACTGGCACAACCCTGTCGTTGTCCCTCCCCCGCGCGACAATCGTCTCTGGGGAACGCTCACGCAGGTAATGCAAACCGTCGCTGTCCAACTCGACCTCACCAAGTCATGACGTACTGATGCCGCATCAAGTCTGCGGCATCGCTTGTTCTTGTGCGCCTTCCGGCTGCGGGGCTTGTCCCGGCATCCCGGCAGGCGCATTTTGTTGGGCTTGTTGCGCGAGCGCCGCTGCCATCTGGTCGGCGATGGGCGGTGCGAGCGTCTGCCCCGGCTTCAGCACGCCTGCCGTGCGCAGCAAGTTCTCGACGGCTGCATTGCGGATATGCGGCGGTATCAACTCTCCAAGCTGTCCCAGAATCTGCATATTCTCCATCGCCGCCTGTTTATCCATCTCCCGCTCGACCATACTCGCCGCGCCCTTAGCGACAATCTTCGCATCGCCCGTGTACTCGAAGTCGTCATCATACATAACCAGCAACATATACAGCAGCGTAACCATCGGCTCGATTACCCCCAAGTCCAGATTCATCAGCGCAGACTGGATGGGCTTCAAGGTGTTACCCTGCAAAGTGAGGAGTCCCCGCACCGTCCGGTTCGCACCGCTTCCAACGGGCTGTCCATGCAAGGCTGCCGGAATATTGCTTATCACGTGCGCCTGCTCGAAGATGTAGGTAGCGAGCCGCAGCGCTGCCTCCGTGGTCGTCGGGATTTGCGTAAACTTGACTGCACGTGAGCCGTTACCCATCCGGTCACCATCGGCAACGATGACCATCCCCGGCGCAATCTGCGGGTCTTCCACCCACTCATCCGGCGCATACTGCAAGATGCGTGTAATCTCGACCTCCGTCACCGGCTCACTCGCCAGCGACAGGTTGTACAAGGCGAGGTTCACCGTCGCACGATACGCCTTGTCGATGGACAAGAGCTTCTGTGCCAATCCACAGCCCACGATGGAGTTGTTGCGGCTCTCGAAGCTGGCGGTGAACACCGGTCGCTTGTACTGGCTGGGGTTTTTGTTTATCTGGCAGTAGATGACCTGCCCGCCGCACATGATGGTCTTCGTCTCGTAGAGCTGTTTCTTGTCGAGTTCAAGGAAGCCCATCTCTGCCAGCTCATGCCCGCTGAAGCGCCCATAACGGATGAGAATCTCCGCGTTGTCGCCGCGTGTCCATTGCAAACTGGTGAGACGGGTCTCCGGGTTCTGGTCGAACCACGCCAGCCATTCTCGTGGCACATGTCCCTCGTGGGCATCCTCGATGAGCTGGTCGATGACCTCGTAGCGGTAGCCAGAATCAGGGTCATCCTTCGCCAACCGTCGGCAGTCGTAGAGGTAGTCATAACCCACCATCTTGCGGATAAACACCGCTGTCCCGTCTTGAGTATTAGTGCTGTCTGCCGTCCAATAGAGGTCAAATGGCGACACCCGTTCAAACACCCACGCAACTTTCGTTTCCTCCACGAACTTGTTGTCCTTCCAGACAGTCTCTGTGCGCACCGTCGGAAACGGTCCGTGCATACAGGCGAAGGGGTAAGTTGCGAAATCATCCGCAAACTCCAGCACCGCCCGGCGGTATCCGCCCTCTGTCGTCTTGTCGTAGAGATGTTGCTCTAGCAGCTTCGCCTGCTGCTTGGCGTGGCTGATGACTTCCTCCCGCAACTCCACTTTCGCCTGCTTGAGAAGCTCTGTGACGGCTTCTGGTGGCAAGGCTGGTAGTTGGTCAGACTGTAGTGCCGATGCGACGTCAGCGCCGCTCTCCTGCGCGCCTGCCACGAATGCCTGCTGTTCTTGTGCGACGATTGCACCCATCTGGGTAATCTGCTCGTAGATTTTCTCCATGCGGGCGCGGACCTCATCCTGTGGCAGCTCTGGCTCTGGAGTCGGCTCAACGATAAACGGCGCTCGGCTCACATCCACCAGCGTCTCGCGAATCAGCGCCACGAGGATATTCACCTTAAACGCCACGATGCTGATGGGCATCGCCGCCCACGGGGGATACTTCTCCCGCAGCTCCGCTTCGCCGCACAGGAGCTGGTCGTCTCGTGCCTTGTAGCACTCCTGTAGCAGCTTCTCTAACTGGTACTCACCCACCTGCTTGGTGAGCTTCTCCTGTCTGGCTGCGCGGTACTGGCGCATTATCTCGTCGCCAAGCTCCTCGTGGGGGGTGATGGAACGCTCCACGCGGGAAGCAACCAAGTCCTCGTTGTCGTCGATGTGATGAATTTGTGCCATGTGATTATCCTGAATCGTGTGGTGGGAAGAACTTGAATTTTCCGATAAAACCTGCGGGATTATAACAGCTTATGCGCGGGAGCGAATAAAACTTCTACTGGCTAGCCGTCTTGCCTTTTCTGTAAGGTCGTCGGACAACACGCTGGAGGTGATGTGCAACGCGCCGTACTGGAAAGCATCCGCCCAATGGCTGTACTTGTTCTTCTCCGGCTGGGCGGAAAAGATGGTGTTCAATCCACCGACTTTCAGCTTGCGGTACTGGTAGCCGCCATCCATCGCATCAACCAGCTCCCCGAGCGCCGGGCTGATGGACACCGCACCCTTCTCCCGTCGGTTCAGCAGTATCTCACTCGCTTGCAAGCGCTCCTTGAAGCGGTTAGTTGGGGCGGGTATGGCGTCGTATCCTTTCTCTCGCAGGAGGTCGATAGGGGTGATGGCGGTGCGCGCATCGCGAGCGTTCGCCGGGTCGCACACGCACAAGTAGTTGCACTCGGCATAGCGCATGGTGAGGAGTGGGGTTAGCACATCGTCGATGAACTCCTCCAGTCCCATCTCCTCGCCATAGATACCGTCGGCTATCTGCCATTTCGACCGCACGTGCTGCCAGATGAGCGCGCAGGGGTGGATGCCCGAGGTGTCAATACTAATCAGGCAGTCGGTGAGTTTGGCGGGTGAGAGCGCCTCTGGGGCGACGTGGAAGTCAGGGTCGAAGTTGGTAAAGACCTTCTTGCCATCCCCCCCTGCACGTCCGTAGCGGCAGAGGAGGCGGGTCTGAATCATATCCCACAGTCCCATCCTCTGATACGTCGCGAGGTCTTTCATGTATTTCTGCCCGCCGTCGAGGTTTGACAAATTCTCCGCATGGGGGTTGATGGTGTAGGTCGTCTCGCCGGTCTCCGAGTCAATCACCTCGATGAGCGCAGGGGGTTGTTCGTAGAGCATGGTGTTTGGCGGCATGACGCCGGAGTGCAGGTACTCTACCAGCCAATGGTCCTTGGGAGGGTAGTTGTAATCCCCGATGACACCGTAGAAGGTGCAATGGTTCTTCCCGTCGTCCCACATGTTTGCAGGCGGATACCGCCCAACCCGTTCCCCCGCTTTACCGACGAGTTCCTTGGGCAGCCCGGTCATCTCGTTGAGCCATATCGCAGTCGCCTCGTATGAGTCCAGCTTGCCGAGGTCAAAATAGTTCTCGATGGCTATCAGCTCGAAGCGCATATCGGCGATGGTTTTGTCTGGCAGCGGGAGTCTGCAATGGACCGTTATCGGCTTGCTGCGGGTAATCTTGGTGAATTGGGCTGGCAGCCATTGGCGCAGGGTCTCAAGTGTGGTGCGCTCCAACTCGCCGTATGTGGAGCGGATGACTGCAAACTTCGTCGGGCGGATGCCATCCGGTGTGGGTTCTTGTCGCAGCCCGATGGACACCAGCTCCAAGGCGCTTCCCACCGACTTGCCGCTGCCCGGCGGACCTGCCACGAACCGGTTGAAGTAGTTGTTGTAGTCGGCGTGGAAGCGCTGCATCGTCGGGTAGGCTTTGTATGTGGTTGCCATCACAGCACTCCCATGACGAGCAAATCGTCTTCCGATGGCAGCGGCGGGGGAGAGATGGTGGCATCCTCTGGCGTGGGGTCGTCGGGTTCAGGGTCTGGTGTGCGGAGGTCTTGCACGGTAGTTGCCGTAGAGGGTATGGGTTCCCGCAGAGGGGGATGGGGAGAAGAGGCGGAAAGGGTGGTAGGCGCGGTAGCGTTTACTGCAATAGCACTCGCGAGGTGGTCCAGACCGGGTACGCCGGTGATGTTAAAGGTGACGCTCGGACCGACTGCAATGGTCGCTGTCTGGTCGTTCGTGGGCGGCGGAGGTTCACGCCGGGCGAGTTTGACAACCATCTGAAGAAGTGTTGCGAAGTCACGATTGGATGTCTCGTTGTCGGTGAGGCGAGAAAGCAGAAAAGGTGCAGCCTTATCGGCAATAAAGCGCATCTTCTGCACAAACGCCGCCTCAGACGGATTACGCGAAGTCTGCTCAATTTCCTCCACCTTGGACTGGTAGAGCTTCTGGAAGAAGGGATTAGACCGCAGTTCTGCAAGCTGCTCACGGGTGATGCCGTACTGAACCGTAATCGCTTCAGGAGGCGCTTGGTTGAGCGCGAGGTCGGTTGCCAACACCTCCCATAAGGTGAACTCCACTTGTGGCTGCGAAGACGCTTCAGGCAGGTTTGGGGTGGAGGGTGTAGAGGTTGGAGGTGCGTCGGTGTGGTCGGCGGAGGAGTTGCCGAGACTGGCAGGTGAGGGCAGGGGGTCTGCACGGAGTGAGCGGGCAGCCTGCTCGTTGATATCGAAAACGGTCAATGGATTCTCCCATACACATTAAAGGGTTAGCCGTAGGGCGGTGGTATGGGTGGATTGTATCGCAGGGAGATGAATGGGGGAAGTGAGGGGAAGGATGTGTGGGAGGGAAGCCTGTGGATGGCTTTGGGGGGATGGGGACACCAGCCGCAGGGTATGGGGGTACTGCACTTGGTCGCGACTATGGAGGCACACTAGAAGGCAGTCTGCGGCTGGCGTGGGGGAGTATAGGCGGATGGGGTGTGAGGTGGAAGAGGGTTAAGCGGGGTTGGCGGTAAAATGTATAACTGTTAGAATGTCTTACCCCGAATCGGTCTGATACTGCACGGTGTGGTCGGCGCTTCGGGGGATGTAATTGTATTAACTGGAGACAGCAATGTTTGTTTGGAAGAAAGAGACGCCTGTACAGGCTTTCAAATTTGTGGTTACCGGCGAAGGTGAACATGCGGGGGACAACTTCGAGGAGCTTCGCGCAGACGTGGAGAAAGCTGGCGGTACGGCTAAACGTAGTGAAGGGTCGTTTGGTGCTACCGCCTACCTGTCTGTCGCAGGCTGTGAGGCTGCACTTGGCTTGAATGAAGTAGCTGTACTGGATGGTAGTGGTCTTGCTCGTGTGCTTCCGCTGGAGGCGTTTCATGCAGGATATGCAGAGATGCACGATGACGGTCTGGACCTCGACGCTCTTGTGGCGGATGTAAAGGCGCTGCAAGGTAAGGTCGAGCTTCTGGAGAAGGCTATCGAGTTCCTGAAGGCTGCACAAGACAAAGGCGGGAAGCCGAGCAAGGCTGGCGAGCCGGACAAAGCTGGCGAGTAACCGGAAAAATTTTTTCAACCCCTCGGAGTGCCGGGGGGTTTCTTTTTGCGTGGAAGATGGGGGGAGGGGGGTGGCACCGGAGTCCGTGGGTCTGCACACACGTCGGCTGGAGGCTGGGGGTGGAGTCCGGGGGTCTGCACCGACCAGCCGTGGTCGGGGCTAGATGAGAATCGTTTACTGGTTATGGCTTGGGGGTCAGGTAGTCTGCACCGACAGCGGCTGGCTGTTGGTAAACGATTCTTATTTGACTTGAAGTCTTGGAGAGGCGTCGGGTCTGCGGGTGTGAGCTGGTCGTGACTAGATGAGAATCGTTTACGAGTAAAAATGACTAGGGGTCAGGTGGTCTGCACCGACAGCGGCTGGAGGTAGGCTACGAGTAAATGATTCTTGTTTGACCTTAAGTCTTGGAGAGGCTTGGGGTCAGGTGGTCTGCGGGTGTGGGTATATATTTCCCGCAGACCCCAAGCATCCGCGTGTCCATTACCCCCGGGGGTCTCGGTCGCTCTGCTCTCTCGGCTCCCAAGCCACCGACGTTAGCCAGACGCTATTATCTCTGTCGGATATTGTCGCGCATTTGGTTTTCGCCTGTGGTGATAGTACGCGGGCGAGAAAATAACCCTGACTTATTTTTGGGGTGGCACATTAACAGGGCGCAAGGTTGGCACATTGAGCGAGAGTAAACAGAAACCAACGTTGCCGGATTGAGCGATTACGGATTAACACAAACAAAGATTGCAGGGTTATCTGTTAATACAAAATAACATTTACGCTGTGAAAAATATTGAGCGCGTAAATTTTTGGGCGAAAATGTTAATAGTCAATATTTTTTTTAAGCTGTGAATATTGGATTATGTGGAATTAACACAAAATAAGATTTGGGATTGTTTGGCGCGGAAAAATGTTAATTCTTGTTGGTAATATTGAAGTGGACAAAATGAAAAATCAAATTACTGAAAACTATAAAGAATTTTTTTTCCGCGGCGATTTTTGAAAAGTTATTTTTAGATTTTTTGGTAATGTTTGAGGAAGTCAATATTTGCATATTGAGTTTTTAATGTGTAGTCAATATTTTTTCTCAAGGTTTATATTTTTGAAAATGTTAATCTTGACCCCGAAACCCTAGCAAAATCCGGCACTTAACAGCACCC